AGTTTCCGATACGCCCCACAGCAAGTCGTGCTCTATTAAGAATAGAACCACTCAGGGGAACATATCCAAGGTCATCGGCAATTGATTGTGCCTTAGAACTCAGAGCATAATTGAGTGCTTTACGAATAGCATCAGCATTAGCACCATTACCAGTCTTATATGCAAGAACCCAAGTCAGAGTTGAAATTGGATATGCAGTTGCACCAACAGGATTTGGATTTTCACCAGCAAGGTTTGCATCCAGTTTGATACCATTCAGTGCAGCAGAACCAGAAGCAGCAGTAGGAAGAACAAACTTACCTGCCTTATTTTGAATTGCTGCTGCTTGGAGTTTGTTTGCTTTTACAAATCCAGTATTTACATAACCAATAGATCCAGAAGTTTGTCGGATACTACCAGAAACACCTTCATTACCTTTAGCACCAATACCAGTGGGCCACTTTACAGACTTACCTACACCTGCTTTCCATCCACCAAAAGCATCTAGAGAATTGGTAAATGCATAAGTAGTTCCAGAACCATCTGCACGATATACGGTGCGAATAGGTCCAGCAGCACATCCAAGTGCCTTCCAATCCTTAATGCGTCCAGCAAAAATATCTACAGTTTGCTTCTGGGTGAGTTTCAGAGTGCAACCAGGTTTGTTGTAAGCAACAGCAATCGTTCCACCCACCATAGGAATTTGAACGACACCACGCTTTACTTTGGCGGCGTCTGCTGCTGAGATTGGTTCATCACTTGCCCCGAAGTTAACTGTACCCGCAATGAATTGACGAACACCAGCACCAGAACCAACGGACTGATAATTAATCCTATTCCCAGTAGTTCGTGCATAATCTTGGAACCATCGTTGATAAATCGGAGCAGGGAAAGTAGCACCCGCACCATTAATAGTAGGTCCAGCAAGAGCAGCGACAGGAGCAGCAACTAGACCAACAGCAAAAATTTGTTTCAGTTTCATAAAAAGTTTTTAGAAGTGAATTGACTTCGTAAGTAATAATACTGGAAGGAAACCTTAAAGTCCACTAAGGTTTGGTTAAGGTTTCCATTACCTAATAAAAAAGCACCCCAAAATAGAGTGCTTTAACTCAAGTTATGAGTGTGTTATCAGAACTTGAAGGTAGTCTGAATCACGCCACCCCAGTTAGAGGAATCATCAGCAAGACGCTGGTTGTCGCTTGCATAGAAGATTGCAGGAGTGATGCTGATGTTATCAGACACTTGGTACTTGTAGAAGAATTCAAGCATTGTTGCTTTCTCCAGATCTTCACCAGTAGGTGCCTGTCCGATAGCAACACCAGCAGAGTTACCATCAATAAACACATCTTCCCACTGAAGACCAGCAAACCAAGACTGACTGTTCGTAGCGGCACTTTCAGTACCACTCACAGTGTTCCAACCATAACCACCAGAGATGGAAGGAACCCAACCAGACTGAGTAGGCTGCCAGTATGCGTTCACAGCATAACCGTTGGAGGTTTGACCAGGAACCAGAGTACCCGAAGCACCATTCAGACCGTTGTAGGTACGAACACGAGTGCCTTCAGTACCATAACGGTAACCGAATGCGATACCATAGTTATCACCACGGTAACCAATCTGAGCAAGAGTATTCAGAGCACCAGACTCGTTGAATTCACCAGTTTCACTATTACTACCATCTTGGGCAACATAGTTTACACCAGCAATCAGACCTTTCTTACCGTACTGAACACCGAAACCAGAACCAGTTGCCTTGTTATAAACGCCAGGAGCACCAGCAACTTGGAAGAAGTCAAGAATGTTTGACTTATAAGCAGTAGGAACCCAGGACATTTCAGTGTTACGAACCAGAGCACCAGCAGTCAGAGTGGTGCTGTTGTTGAACACAGGGAATGAATAATACAGACGGTCAATAACTACAGTATTACCCATATCTCCTTGAGTGTTGTCTGCCTTATCCAGTTTGAACAGTGAAGAACTGGAACCAAAAGGATTGCTGCTGAAGTTAGCAGAACGCAGACGAGTGCGGAGAAGATCTTTACCAGTGAATGAAGTATCCAGGTTCAGACGAAGATCGTAATTGAATGCAGTATTGCTTACATCACCACCTTTGGTTTTGTAATCATCAACATTACCAATCACGAAGTTTGCTTCACCACGCAGTTTGGTGGTAGTGGAAAACTGTTGTGCTTCAAGTGTAGTAACTTGTGCTTCCAGTTTGTCCACACGACCACGAAGAACGGCGAGTTCTGCAGCAAATTCTGACTGAAGACGCTTGAGTTCATCAGTAACTTCAGTTACACGGTCAAGGCAAGCATTCAGAAGTGCTGCTGCCTCAAAACGGGTCATTGCACGACCACCACCAAAGGTTCCATTAGGATAACCAGCAACGCATCCATAACGCTCTACGAGGTTGCTGAGTGCCTGATATGCCCAATCGGTAGGACGAACATCAGAGAATTGAGTGACGCTAGTGACCTGCTCAGAAGAGTATTGGTTGACTGCTACCATATTGAGATCTGCAGCATTCGCAGCAACAGGAGCAACCATTCCCAGAGCAACAGGTGCAAGCATCAGTTGTTTGAGTTTCATAAAAATTTGTTTTGTTCTATAGGACAATTTGAGTGTTCGTGCAAATAGTTGCGGCACGGTCACATCACGGTATTTATCTTAACAGTTTCTTTGGGATCAGTCAAGCCCTTTACGGGTTTTACGATTTTTATAAGCGGAGTATCGGATTCGAACCGACGACGAACTGCTTGGAAGGCAGCCATTCTACCACTGAATTAACTCCGCAATGGTGGGGGATTTCTCCCCCAGCACACTTCCTTCACACAAAAGAAAGTATAAGACATAATGAGTATTATGTCAAGAGCCCCCAGCGAGGATTTGCACCCGCGACTATCGCTTACAAGGCGATTATTTTAACTGCTAAAACTATGAGGGCAAATGGGTAACGAGTGCCCGTCACCCGCAGAAGACACTTTCTGCGACTCTCACTGCATTAGAGGGCAGTGAAAAGGAGAAGGAGAGATCTTGGACGGAACCGCAGGATCACTTCTCCGAATTTGAAAGAATCGGACATTTCCAACCCTTTCAACTCCCCAACCTCGATTCGAACGAGGGACAGCAAAATTAACAGTTTTGAGTTCTACCACTGAACTATTGGGGAATGATGGATTAAGTGTGATATATCTCTAGGGTGTATCAGGGACTTAATCTCTATCACTTTTATATATTACACTAATTTTCGTATGGTGTCAAGTCCAAAGATTATGGTCATATTCCCAATGACAGTTAGGACACAAAGGCATTATATTTTCTTTCGAGTTTATAACACTAACCATAACATCTTCACTAAAAGAAGATATTGGTTTGATGTGAGCAATTTCTATATGCTTATTATATCCACATTTAATACATTCAGTAAAACCAAGTTTTTTAGCAAAAGCTCTTGCTCGGGTTCTAACTAACGCAAAAGCAGAAGACTTATGATGTTTTTCATATATTGCTTCTTTAAGTGTCATATCCTTTACTTCTCTATCTTTTAACCACAACAAATAATGTTCTTTACAACGAGAACGATTTGCTGTTATGAGAGTTTCACAATCAATACACTTATGTTCTGGTTTTCTTTTTGGTGCTATTTTATTATTATATGAAGCAGCACAACTTCTCCCACAAAACTTTGGATTTTTTGTTTCTTCTTTACAGAATAAACATTTATTCATAATGGAACCTTTTAGTTATTAATATTTATAATACCTAAGGTTCAAAAAGCGTCTCAGGAGGGACTCGAACCCCCGACCAACTGCTTAGCTTACCACTACGGATTTCTCCGCCATTTCTGTTTGTGGTCTGGACTTTCTCTTTACCATATCCCAAAGGACTTAGGCACTTCCCGTAAAGTCTCTACACCTTCATCTAACGATGCTTGGCTCGGGATTGCCATTTTAAAGGGTTCCCCGAATTTGAGAAGTTACATTCATAAAGTTTCCTTTATGACGCTCCATTTATGTTTAAGGCAGATGCTCTATTCCGACTGAGCTACTGAGACATAAGTAGGTTCCTATCGCCGCCACTCCTGAACCTACCGAAGGGGAGTGTCGCAGTTGATCTCTCAACTCTGATATTATACTACTGCTTGGGGCAGTCGTCAACCCATACAGCACAGATTCTCATTTCTCCACCAAGCAGTCTCTGTGCCTCACTGCCGTCTGGTGGTTTCTCAACATACCGTGGTTTATATCTACGGTCTGCTTCTTCGATGATGCGATTATATTCTGGAATCGCTTCATCCAGTGCTCGGTCAACATCACGTTTGACTCTGCGTTCTACTTTGTCAGGATCTTGAATAAAAATCTCATTGAGAATAGTTTGTGGGAAATACTTTCTCTGAATTTCATCCAATAAGTCCCAAAGTCCATCTTCTGATGCTCCAGTGCATTGTGAGAGTGTTGCAATGATAGAAGATAATACGATACTGAGTATTATGAGTTGTTTTTTATCTGGTTTCTTCTTACCGAAGTTAAAATTGAACATAAGAAAGGAGAGTTTGCAACACTCCCCTTATATATCAACCCTTTGCTTCTTTACGAGCGTTTTTTTCTTCAGTAATTTCGGTTCTACGTACTTTGACAAGTTTAGCAATTTCTTGAAGTGCTTTACGAGCACGAGTTCCTGCTGCACTATTACCAGCAGCAAATTTTTCGTCTTCTACTTTCCAAGCTTCAACAGCGTTCAGTAGTTCTTGTGATACGGACATAATAATCTCCTTTAATTGTACTATTTAAACATACTATTCTTCAACAGTTTCTTTTTCTGCCACTTCTGGTGCAGGAAGAGTTACTCCAATCTGTTGAAGATATTCAATTGCTCCTTGAATTTTCCAAAACAGTTCTCTGTTTTTTGAAATTTGTTCGTTCAATTGTGATTGTTGCTGCAAAAGATTTGCAAGATGTTGTTGTTGATCATTCATAATTTTCAACTATTTTATTAAGAAAGGGGAATGTGTTTCTTCCCCTTATATATCAAACTTCTACCGTGATCAGTCGGTTGGCATAGTCATGTGCATAAGATGTACGGGCACCATGATGCCCCCAACCAATCCAACTATACGCATAGTTCATGTAACGATTGATAGACTTACCAGGAGTCTTCATTCGGTCTTCAATTCGTTGCCATTGAACTTCAGTCGTCAGATAACGAAGTTGCGTGTGAAGTGATGATGGCGAACCACCAAACTTCTTAGCAAAATCACCCAATCCATAATAACGGTTGGCAGATGTCCATTGAATCAGTCCGTAACCGCCACCGCAGTTACCCCAACTGGTTCTGCTACCACCTTCACAAATGTTAGGAACAAAAGTAGATTCCTGACGAATATTGCCCATAATGGTAGCAAGGGCGTTTCTGTCTTTAATACCACGATCCTGGAAGAATGCCAGGGTAGCATTTTCATGTTGATTACACCCTTTACAAATTAACCTTTTCTCTTTTGGTTTTGGTAGTGCAACCTCGCGGATTGCTGTCTTCTTTTCATCTACAAGATCAAACTCTTTGATAATAGCAAATGGTTTGGTTGTTGGTTCCACTGGTGGTGGAGGTCCTTGCATCTTGTAGTTGACGAATGGCAGTGATGCCGTTGTGGTTGTAACCGTTGCCAGAAGAGGCAGGGTTACTGTAAAGAAATTTAGCATTAACTCTGATTGAACTCTACATCCTAATAGAGAAAGCGCACTTCCCCTCTCTCAAGGGGCAATCTCCTAGGCTCTAAAATCACATCAAAATCTCATGATGTAATCCCTGTAATGGGATTTTTCATAATAAGTTAATATTTAGGTTTTGTCAAGTATGACAATTTATAAAGTGGCACATAAATATATTGTTATGCCTCTATACCAATGGCAAAATCAGGAAATAAAGGTAAAAAAGGTTCTGCAGGTAGTAAGCAAAACCAAGGTAATGCGACTGCAAAGAAAGCAAAAAACGGCGGTAAGAAAAAGTAAGATAATATGCCACGCGAATGGAATACACCCAAGCGTGAACCTTGGAACGCACCAATCCATCAAATATTGAAGGCAATAGATAATCACACTCATGAGTACTTCAAGAGTGGTAATTTGTGGCATCTAGAAAAAGCAGATATGTTAAGACAATACCTTAACGAACTTAAAACCTGGATTCATCATCAAGAAAAAAGATGAAAATTAATTTAACAAAACTTATTTTTATTGTGTGTTTTGCATCAGTTGGATTTGTTGGATTAAATTTTATTGCTTGTAACTTTATGATTCCTGGATCAATTATTACTGCAAATGTTCTTGGTGGATTAAAAAATCCTCCTCCTTTAGATTGCAAAGAATCTGAAAGAAGAGGATATGAGGTTTTATTATCAATTTTAACTACAGTAATTGCATTAAGAACTAAAGTAGAAGATTAGGAATTCCAAAGTTTTCCTTCTGCCTTTCTTCTTCTTAAAAGTCCTGCTTCTACTTTACTACCAGGATTGCGATAAAGTTCTAATGCTGCTGGGACTTCATTCCATTTCTTTTCTCTAAGAACTCTGGAGATAGTACTGAATCCAGAAGAACCATAAAAATTAGCACCAAGATTATAAGCAAAAGAGAGCAGTGCTCCTTGTTGCCTTTCATTCATCTCATTCCAATAAGGAATTCTTTGAAGTGATGGAAGAAATCTATTTTTCAAATCAAACTCAAGTAGAGTATCAGCATATTTTTGAGTAATCTTTCTACCAAGTTTGAAAGATTCTCCGTTAAAATCTCTAGTACTTCCCCAACCTATTGTAATTGGAAGTCCACCAGTTAGTGGATCTGGATATGCATTTAGATGACATCCTTCAAATTCTTTTATCAATTCCACTCCCTTAGAAGATAATTCACTGTTATTTAAAATGGGAGTAGACTTTAAGACTTTTTTGCTTCAAATATTCTCCCCCACCCAGAAGTTGGTCCATCAGGAGTCCATCTTCTCTCCAATACAGACTTCTTATATACTGCACCTTTTCCATTTGTAACAGGTCCAGTATAATTATCATTCAAAGATCCATATGGGTCATTAACAACATAATCACCAGAAGTAGTCTTACCAATTACTACAACCATGTGCCCACCAGTAGGTGCAGATAAAGTACCCCGATGAAGAATCCCGATAATAACAGGTCGGCCAGCGGCAAGCTCCCTATCAAGATCAGCAAAAGAAAGATTGTAACTAAATCGTGAAGCAACACCATAAGACGATAAAACTTTCGTCTGGACTGCATGATCAGTCGTATCACCAATTGCGAATACTTTGCGAATGTATGCATCATCGCCTTTTGGTCCTAGAAGTGTGCCTGGTTTAAAATACTCAAGGCACATTGCACAGGAAGAAGAATTGCAAGTTCTATTTGGATCCCTAAAATTATCAGTCTGTGGGAAGAAAGGAACCGACAAAACATTTGAAGTTGAAGGTTGTGATTTTGTACGATAAGTTTTTACCCATTCAGAATCATCTTGAAGAAATGATGCAGGTAGAGTATCTTCAAGAATCTGAACTGCTCTTACATGATTGGGATTTTTATCATCATAAAACTTAAAAAAGTTATGAATATCTACTTTCATTTTTTTAATCTCCTATGTATTCTAACGAGAAAACATCATGCTCAAGAATATCTGGATTTAACCATTCACTAAATTCGGATTGAATCGCATGGGCATCTTCAATATTTTTTTCGTCACATAGGAAATGCATACGATCAATTGCCCAATCATGTGATTGTTTTAAAGTGACTTCAAGAGTTACCATAGTATTTAGAAAATCATCATCTTTGTTCAGTCTACCACCGTCCTCCACCAAATGCAACTCTAAATAATCAAATAAGGGTTTCTTATGGATTGGCAATATAATGGAATGGTTTTTACCGATGTTCCCAAAGGAATGGAAGGGTTTGTTTATATAATTACGAATCTTACAAATAATAAAAAGTATATTGGTAAAAAACATTTCTGGACAAGACAAAAAAATAAAAAAACAGGAAGAAGAAAGACAGAAGAATCTGACTGGAAAAATTATTTTGGATCCTGTGATGAACTTAATGAGGATGTTAAAAAATTAGGTAAAGAACATTTTCTCCGCGAAATTCTCTACCTATGTCCTCATAAAAAATCTATGAGTTATTATGAAACTTATGAACAGTTTAATCGCAATGTACTTATGAGTGAGGAATATTACAATACAAATATCGGTGGAACCTTTTATATGAGCGAATCTGAAAGAATTTATGGAGTGGTTCTAAAGTCTTCTAAGATTAGCTAAGGCCTTATCTTCAACCGGGACAAAGGTAGTCTACATAAAAAAAGAGGACTTGTCAAGCCCCCTTTGAAGATGTTATAATCTTCTTAAATTACTTATATGGACCACCAACATGTCTCATGGTTCCAAAAGCACTTTTCTCTTTTTTTTGTTTTTTAACTCCTCTTTGAGATGAACGCTCTGCTCTACGATTTGAAGTTTGTTGACCTGCTGGTTCACCGGGAATAGCATATGCCTTATTTCTTTTTCTAATTTTTTGAAGTGGTGTTAATTCTTCATCCTCTTTTGCTTCATTTACATAATACTCAATCATATCATCCCAGGTATATTGTGAAAGATCATAACCTTCCTCTACAAGACCATTTACCCACTTTTGGATTTCTTCAGCAAGAACATAATCATAATATTCTTGCATGATTGTGCCAATTGCATCAGTATCCATTTCTAACATAATATAATTTGCTTCGTCTACAGTATCTGCATGACCTTCAGATAGTAAGTAATTTAAAATAATATCATAAGGTTCATATGATTCTTTAGCAGTCATAGCAGTATTTTTTTGCTGCTCCATTCTTTTCTTTTGTCTCTCCAGTTCTGCCTTTAATGCATCATCTGCTGCTTTAGTATCAACTTTTCCAGGGCCTTCAGGGCCTCCCATTAAAGCACCTTGACGCTGTTTGGATTTATCTACCATTTTACGCAGATCTTCTGCACTTTTTTCCATTTCACTTTGCCCAGTTCCCTTCTGAGTACCATCAGCATTCAATTTCGCGGCAAGTTTTGGATTTGCTTTTGCCCAAGTTTCTAATCCTAGTTTTTCTGCTTCTTTGGTTTTTCCTTGTTTGATTAGTTCTTTGTACTTGGATGTTCCTTGATCTGCTTTTGGTTTTGGTGAAGCAGGCGCTGGAGAACCCCCTGAAGGTTTTGCAGGTGCAGCGGGTGGTTTGGGTGCTTCTGGAGCAGCAGGAGGAGTTGAAGTTGGTTTTGGACTCTCTGATGGTTTTGAACCAGCACCTGCTAATTTTGCACCAAAATACCCACCAACACCACCTGCAAGTCCCGCAGCACCTAATCCAGCAGCACCCAATGCTACTTTTTTCGCTGTTGATCCTGTTAATGCTGATTTTGCACCTTTAGCAATATCTTTTACTTTTTGAACTCCTTTTGAAAGAGTAGATCTTACGATAGAACTTGCTTTTGGTCCTTGTTTTGCAATTCTTCCTGCTGCTGTTCCTGCTGCTTTTAAACCAGAACTAAGTCTGGATAAAGGAGCAAGTCCTTTCACACCTTTAGCATATTTTGCAGCCTTAAGTCCTGCACCCGCAATTCTAAGAGCAGCACCAAGAAATTCATTAAGTTGTTGAAGTTGCTCTTCAACATAATCTTCAGATACTTTACTTTCTGTAAGAATATTTCCATCAAAATTTAAATACTTTTCAATGATTTCTTCTTCAGATGAATCTGCTAAAAATCCGATCACAGCATTTGCACTATAACCTTCATAAATCATTGATACTGAAATGGTTGATAGAATATCTTCTACCAGTTCTGCCGCTTCAGCATCATAATATTCTGAGTCTTCATTTAAGAAATCTTGATGCTGAATATTAATTTCTTCACACAAAGATTCAACAGAGTGAATAAAATCTGGCGAAATTTTAGACATGGTTATAGTATTAATACCTTTTTTATAAAGGTATTTATAAAAATCACTTACCGGGAAGTGCCTTTACACCAAGTGCTTTATTGCGGGCGACATCGGATTGTCTTGCCTGTGCTAGTTTTTTAGCAGCAGCGGCAGCATCTGACTTCTTATACGCACCAGCAAAAAGTGATCTACCAATTCTTTCCAATGGATTAGAAGATGTTTGAGCAAGATTCTTAGTATCTGCTCTCTTATAAACTGCTTTACCACCTTTATATGCAAGGTATCCAACATCTTGCTTACCACCAGGTCCAGTTACAACAGATGTTTTACCAAGTTTAACTGTTTTTTGTTGTGAACCAGAACCAGTGGTCATAGTTCCCTTTTTAGTATCAAAAGTTGTTTTTCCACCAATTCCTTTAAGAGCACTGCCAGATTGTGCTTGACGATTTGCAGTTGCGATTGCTTTTCTTTGGACAGCATTAGCACCAGCGACTGTATCAAATGCCTTTCCTGCCGCCTGTGATCCCAATACAGCACCACCAGCACCAAGAGCAGCACTACCAATACCACCTCCACCAATAGCACCTAGAGCGCCTCCTGCAAGTCCTCCAGCGGCGACTGCAGCGCCTTTAGCAAGAGATCTTCCCCATCCAGATCCTTTTGCTCTTTCGTCTGCGGTGCTTAAACCCACATCAAGAGCAGTTGCTGCTGGGCCAAGTACTTTAAGTGCTTTGCCAAATTTTCCAGTTGGTTTTGCTCCAGCAGGTAATTTTTCTTTAGAAGGTGAAGGTGTTGATGATTTTCCTCCAGAAGGTGAAGGAGTAGAAGGTGTTGAAGGAGTTGAAGCAGGTTTAGGGAATGTACGCTTTACATTTTCTCCACCAGGTCTCCATGTTGTAGTGGATGATGAAGGTGGTGTTGAAGGAGTTGAAGCAGGTTTAGGGAATGTACGCTTTACATTTTCTCCACCAGGTCTCCATGTTGTAGTGGATGATGAAGGTGGTTTTGAAGAAGATGGTTTTGCATTAAAATCAATCTCCATTTGTCCGGGAGAAGTCTTAGGTGCTGTTGTAGGTGTTTCAGGAAGACGCTTTGTTGCTTTTACTGGTTCGGATGATGTAAATGGAACTTTACCTTTACCCGCCTTTGTAAAATCTTGTGCTCCACCAGATTTCGTAATTAAAGATGGCTGGCGCATTTCCCCAGCACTTCTAACTCTTTGTCCAGAAACTTTTGTTGTTTTTGGTTCTGGAATTTCTAATTGTCCAGGAGAAGATTTAGGTGCTTCTGGCGCTCCTGGAGATAATCTTTTAGATGCAGGTGTTGGGGTGGGATCAGTCCCAGTAAATGGAACTTTTTTAGGATTTCTAAAATCCTGTGGTTTATCTTTACTTGTGAATAATTTACCCTGTCTTGCTTCTTCTTCTTTCAAAAACTGACTAAAAGACTTCATCTTCTTTCTACTTTTTTAGTTATTTATAAAAAAAGAGGGTCTTAATGACCCCCCTTCAGTGATAATTTGGAAAGTGGACTCAGGCACCTTTTACCTGAGAAGATGCTCCAGATCCACCTTTCTTTTCTTGCTCAATTTTTTCTCTTTCTTGCTGACGGACTTTTTCAGTCTGTCTTCTTTGGAGTTCTGCACCAGCCATATTAGCACCGAAAGAACCATATGCTTCAACAATACTCTGCTTCCACTCTTCGCTCATATTTGCCATAATAACTGCCGCTGCCTCTTCAGTTTCAGCATAACCTTCATCAAGAAGATAACCTTGAACAATATCAAATAGGTCAAGATCCATATTTAATCTACGCTGCCTAATCTGTTGTTGTGTATTTGGTTTTGGTGCAGATGCAGCGGGAGTTGTTGTTGCAGGTCTAACTGCAAGTGCTCCTGTACCCGATAAATTATTTGCAGCGGTTGTAGTTGCCGCTCTGGTTGCTGCAATTTGACTTGGTGCTTGTCCAGTCTGGTAACCAAATGTTGCCTGCATCAAAGGATTAGGAGTTCTTACTGGAGCAGGAGTAGTAGTTGGTTTTTGTGATTGTACTGCAGGTCTTGCTGGGGCAGTTGCTGCAGGTCTTGCAGGTACTGTAGGTGTAGGTGCCGCAGTTCTTGGGCCAACTACAGGAGAACCTTGAATTTGTCTTGCTCTAGCAAAAGCAGCATCACGAGCACCAGCAAAACGAGATTGATATGGTTCAGCAGATGTTCTAGGAGTTGCTGGTGGTGGCATTTGACCTGTACCAGATCTTCTCTGATTATACTCTTGTCTTCCACCACCAGGTCTGTATGGTGCTGGTGTTGGTGTTGGTTTTGGAGATTGCGCTGCCCGACGATCAGCAGTCATTTGACCAGTAGTTGGTCTAATAATTTCATCCAGATATGCCTCATACATATCTTCCCAGGTATACTCACTCAGGTCATGACCTTCTTCTACGAGTGAATTTACCCAGTTCTCAAAATCTTCTTGAACTTGTTCTTCGGTAAGTTCTACTTCTTCATTAGAAACATAAACTGCATTATATGCTTCAATTAAATTAGCAGCATCAGTTCCAGTAATTCTAGACATTTTTTTTTTATTATTTTTCTATAATTTTATTTATAAAAAAAGAGGGTCTTAGCGACCCTCCATCCATTCTTTAATGTAATCATAATCACCGAACAGAAATTCATCAGATTCTGCCGCTTCTTTATATGCGTTCAGGATTTCCTGTTCGCACCATTCATCATAATTGGAATCCTGAGAAAGTATCTTTGGTAACATCTTGTTTGATTCCTCCGACGATGTAGGATTCAACTTCTGTTTCTTGTGGGGCAACTTGAAGACCCTTAGAAGAAATCCAATGCTCTGTCCAAGGAAGTGGATTATTTTTTGCTGGAATATCATATAGAGGTTTGAGTCCAATTGCCCGCATTCTACGATTTGCAATCCACTCAACATACTGCTGCAGAAGTTTATCATTCAGTCCGATCATCGATCCATCCTTGAACAGGTACTCTGCCCAAAGTTTCTCTTGATTGACTGCAGTTTCAAAGGTCTTATAGAACCACTGCTCTTCTTCTTTAGCAATTTGAACCATATCTGGATCGTCACCTTCCTTCCATTTGTTTAGAATATTCTGAGTGATTACCAGATGTTGATTCTCATCACGGGCGATCAGTGAGATGATTTTTGCACTTCCTTCCATAAGCTTGAGTTCGCCAAAAGCAAAACTGCAAGCGAAACTGACATAAAAGCGAATACCTTCAAGAATATTAACGTTTGCAACTGCTCTAAACAGTTTTCGTTTGAGTTCATATCGTGCCTCTTTTGCGTATGGAACTTGTTCTAATGCATGAACCCATTCATTAGATGTACCATAATGTTGAGCACCATTAATGAAGTCATTGTATGCTTGAGTTACACTCACAGCACGTTCTAAAATACGATCATCTTTGAGAATAGTATCAAAAACTTCAGATGGGTCTGAATAAACGTTTTTGATAATGTAAGTGTATGAGCGGCTATGGATCATCTCCATAAACTCCCA